TTATGATGCCGGTGACGCATATATTGTTCGTCAAAAGGGCAAGCACAAGTATCTTGTGGCCAATCTGGCTGACCCTACCCACACACAGACATGTGTGCTGGTAAATGAAGCAGATGCCAATGCTGCCAACCTGACCAGTGGTCAGATGTGTATTCAGGCTGTGGATGCCAGTGCTGGCAACATTGCCTTGTTCAGTATCACAGACAAGCATGGCTGGGGCTTCCCCACTGACTATGTGAGCACAGCGGATCAGGGCAACCTGACAACTGCCACGAGTTATCTGGTAAGTTTCATTGCCGCTAATGCAACTGTGCAACCCGGTAGTGTGGCTAATGTGGTTGTAGTAAGCAATAGTTAATCTGTTGTTGACCCAAACAAAAACCCGCCGCGGCGGGTTTTTCTATTTCATGCTATCACAAATTATTGCAATCTTTTGCCTGATAACATTGTAGTTTAGTGTATTGAACAGTCCACGATGTAGTGGTCTGGGATAGGTATCAGCACTGACCCAGGCATAGCCAATGTGTTCATCATTCAGCACAGGCTTGAATTCATAGGGAACCATGGTGAAAAAAGTATGGTAACAGAATTTGCTGTCATCGCTGGTAAATTGTTCTAGTGGGAATAACTTTACATCCTGAGTCCAGAAATGTATTTCTTCGCGGCACTCACGCTCTATGGCTTCACGCAAGGTTTCGCCACGCTCCACTTTGCCGCCTGGCAAGCCCCAAGAATGTATATTGCGATCATTGCGTAGCAAGAACAACTGTCTTTGGGTATCAGCTGCATAAAACAGCAGGCCCACGCTTTCTTTTTTCATTAAATGATCAGTCTCCAGTCACCCTGATTATACCAACCTTCCCAGGCCTTCTGCCATCCTTCAGTTGCGACATAGCGGTATTGAACGCCTGTGTTCAGGTTTAAAACATATTCTACATCATGTGGCGTGCTACTGTCAAAACTTATAGTCCAGTCTGTGCCGTCAAACTCAATGATATCATTGGGATTGGCACCTGCCGTCAATCCAGTCCAGGGCTGCCAGGAATCAATCTGTCGCGGTATTTGTTCCACAATCAAATATCGCTGCCCAGTCACTGGCGCAGGCAACCCATTGCCTGGCCACTTGACCAGCGGATTGATTACCATGTTCACTGGGTCTAGAGTATTTTGTGGCAGGGTGTCACTGTCAATGTTATAGATTAACAAGCGGTCATCAGTGGGATTGTAAGCTATGGTTCCCATGATTTCTGTTTCCATGTAGGGATTTTCCAGTGCAATCATGCTGATGCCCTCACGGATCACACCATATGGGTTCAACACAGCGTGCCAGCCCAGTGTGGTGTTGGGAGGCGTGGGAGTTTGCAAGTCACTGTTGGGTGGATTAAATGGCTGATCAGCCGGTAGTATTTGTAGACCACCATTCAACAGCAGTATCTTGTAGCCATAGGGAGTAATCTTCTGGCGCGTGCCCAGCAACAGGTCATCGTCTTGTATGTCATCACGATATTGGCCCTTGAAAATACTGGCAATAATCTTGTGTATAATGCCCAGTTTCTTGACCTTGATGGGACTACTGATCCAGATGGGTATGGTAAATTTCCAACTTAATACATCGATGGGATTGCCAGTGCCCACAGGAATGCTGCGGCTGGTCCAGGTGATGCCCTCTTGATACACCACACTCAAGCTGGTCCAGTCAACAAAATTGTCTGTGCTTTGTATTTCCATACTGGGATTAAACAGTGTGGCCAGCTGCTCAAAGAATTCCAGTTTCTGTAAGTAGTTGGTGCTCCAGAAGTCCAGCGTGATGGTCAGACGATAGGGCACTGGCATGATACGTTCTACAGTGAAAGCATTGCCCTGGCTGGTTTCATACTCGCCAGTTTCGGGATTGTAGGCACGCTGGCGAACATTCAGTTTGTCTATGAAGTAGGGTTCTTGAGTGCGGCTCTGCTCAAATTGAATGTCACTGATGTAATAGGTTATGAGCGGAGCACTGGGCATGCTACTGGCACTGTTGTTGGCTATGATGTTGGCGGCCTGCCGGCTGCTGTCACCGTACATGATGGGAATGCGTTTGATAATGGGGTTGCCATTGGGGTCGTAACCGTCTGTGACGCTCCAATTACTAAAAATTCTTGCGAATTGGATTAGGAAACGTTTTATTTGTTCTGAGTAGAAGAATTGTGCCATGATGAACAGTGTTAGTGATTTATTTATGCCGTTCCACTTGTAAAAAACAAATTGCTGAATAAACCACTAAATAAAGATGGAGCGAGTAAATGATCTATCTTTATGTAAAAACTCACAAAGTTACAGGTTTGAGATACTTGGGAAAAACTACCAAGAGTGATTATCACGCCTATCCTGGGTCAGGTAAAGCTTGGTTACAGCATCTGAAAGAGCATGGCAAGGAGTATGAAACCTTATTGCTTAGAGAATGTCTCTCTCAAAAAGACCTGCACTACTGGGGTCGTTATTATAGTAATTTATGGAGAGTTACGAGTGCCATGGATGATTACGGAAATTTGATTTATGCTAATATGATTCCTGAAACAGGAGGTGGCGCACTTTATGGAGAATTGAATCCCAGCAAAAGACCAGAAGTCAAAGAAAGCAAAAAGCAAAAAATGTCAGGCCGCAAAAGACCAGAGTTAACAATGGTTGTATCAAAAAGTTGGACTAGTGAAAGAAAAGGTAATCATAGATTTTCAACCTCAGGTCAAAATCATTATACACACCGTGACGGAAAATTAGGCAACAAGCATCCACTATTTGGCTCAAAAAGGCCAGGAACAGGGTTATCTGGTGACGCGAACCCAGCAAAAAGACCTGAGGTTAGAGAAAAAATGCGAGGGCCCCGTGGTAACAACCTGGCAATTTCGGGAGATAATCATTATACAAAACAACCTGGCTATGCGAGTAAAATCAGCGGTAATAACCATTACACAAAAAAAGAAAACTTCAGTATAAAAAAGACAAACAAAAACTATGACCACAATTTATACGTATGGATAAACTTAGAAACTGGTGATATAGTACAGATGACAAGGCGTGACTTCATTGACAAGTACAAACTTCGCGCAAGTGATGTTTGTCAGGTGATAAAGGGAGAAAGGTCTAAAACTAAATCTTGGAAACTACTAGGTATAGTAAGTTAGTCTGGCTGTATTCTCAGGGCATCATTTAGACTCTGACGGCTAGGTATAGTTTCTCCATTGCTTAGAGTAACTGTGGAATCATTGTTAATAAATGTGCTCAACTGACTACGATCAGCGTCAGTCATGTAACCACCAGTTCGCACATTCTGGCTGATTTCTATCCACAAACGACCATCCCAACGGAACAGTTTTTGTGGCAGATAATCCAGGCGCAAGAAATAATCACCTAGCTTGGGGTCAGCCGGGAATGCTATGCCAGCACGCAAGGGTTCACCGTTGGGTGCTTCTTGATTTCCCGAATCGTAACCGGCAATGTAACCAAAACTTCTGGGCGTATAACGACGAATGTACTGGAATCTGGGATCGCAGTCAGCACGATAGTCCATGGTATTGGGCCCATAGGGTTCAGTTCCAGTAAAGTCTGAGTTTATAATCAAGGCAGTGCCAGCAGGTATACTAGTCTGTGTTGGGTTGCTAACTGTGATAGTGCTCAGTACACGGTTTATGTTTGTGACTCGCGTATTAGGCGGAAATACACTTTGGGGTATACCGGCTTCGCTGTACACAACTGCGTTTACTAGCACTTGCGTCATGGCCAAATCTGCAGGTATTTCCAGTAACCGGATGACACTAACTTGCGGTGCTGTTTCATAAGCAGTAACCGTGAATCTCAGGTATTGATCGGCGGTAGCGTAAGTATTGTCAGCAGTGCCATAGGGTCCAGTTATATTTTCAGGAGCAGCACTGAAGGTACTCAACATACGGGCTGTGACCACACGGTCTCCACTCACTGGACCACTGCCAGTATCTGTGCGTTCAGGAGCAGTTTCTCCCACTTGCAGCAGAGTGGTCATGAAAGGTTCAAAATTTACATTTCTTTGGCTGGCAATGTCAGACATGGCATCTAGTTGAGCACTGCTCACACGCAAAACAGTGCTGGCGTTGCGGAATGCAGAATTGCTTATGTTTACAATAGTACCGGTGGACCAGATGGGAGTATCTGCACCTATTACTACATCAACAGGTGGTGCTGGTTCATTGTTTTCAAAAGTGGGCACAATGTACAATTGGCTACGATCATAACCCAACTTGGGTACAAGGCGTTCTGCTTCTTCAATAACTGACTGATTAATTTCCAAATTCTTGTTGTAACGGCCAATGATACTTTGTAGTGAGGGTTCTGTGCTCACCTCCCAGAATGCTGGGTCTGTGGGCAGAGTACCAGCTGGTACTGGTTGTTTGGGTGTATAAATTTTATCTCCGTACAGCACAGTATATCCTGGTTCGTAAGTTTTTAGTGGATCCCACTCTCCCAGATAGTTGTCCGTGTTAATGGGTTCACGTAAGATATTGGCAAATTCTTGACTGTCAACTAGTGGTTCGCACTTCACACGCCACAAATGTGGGTACCAGGTCTGGCTGAAACCCTCACTGGCGTAGTTGGCATCCGTGATCTGATAGTATCTGCGTAGGCCAATGGGAATGGTTTCATTTAGTGGATGATAGTCTGTCAAGTGTGGCAGTTCAAAAACATCACCCACCATCAACTTACGACCGATGATATCTATCATGTCGTTGTAGTGAACCGTGACGAAAATAATATCATTGGTCAAGAATAATCCGAACTGGCTCAGGTCAAAGTCTAGGTTCTGAACATTGTAGTGGCCGCGCAAGCGATAGATGTTGGGATCATACTTGCGGTCACGGTTTTCCAGGAACAACAGATCCTGTATCTTGGTAGGATCTATGGCATCGTAGTGCGGCAAGGTTGCATCTGTGGTGTTTTGCGGGTTGTTGGCACCCAGGTATTTGTGAATGTACAGGTCTGTGGCGCCCACAGTGAACATCTC